TTTGTAGTCTCATATGATTCTACAACTAAAGTATTGAAATATTATCAAGATGCAGTTGATGGTACTGTAAATGGTAATATTATTCCGTTTTCTGGTACAAACCAGATTACTGGTACTACGACATCATACACAGCAACCCCAAATCAAAACTTTGGAACCTCTTCCACTCCACTATCACAGATAACTATTGGTGTATCTGTATATGAGTTGGGTCTTTCATTTGATTCTGGTTATGCTAACGAAGAGATTGAATTAAACTCAGGTGAAATGTTGTATATAGATAATAGGATTCCGATCACAAGATCTGCGGATCAAAACGAAGAACTAAAAGTAGTAATTGAATTCTAAATGGCACAAAATACTAACCTGAACATAGCTCCTTACTTCGACGATTTTGATCAGAATAAGGGTTTCTTAAAAGTACTTTTCAAACCTGGCTATCCAGTACAGGCTAGAGAACTTACTACGCTTCAGAGTGTACTGCAAAATCAAATTGACACGTTTGGTACAGGTGTCTATAAAGAAGGTTCCATGGTGGTTCCTGGTGGAATTACATTAAACACTGATGTGCCTTGTGTCATAATACAAAATACTTATCTTAACTTAGATGTAGAACTATACAGAACTGCTCTTGATAATCAAATTATTAAAGGATCAACTTCAGGTGTTCGTGCACGTGTATTATTCTCTGTTGGTGCCAATACATCATCTAGAAGTCAAATTACATTCTATGTCAATTACTTAGAAAAAGCATCAGATAACACTACTAGCACATTTACAGATGGTGAGACATTTACATGTGAAAGTGATATCACTTATGCTTCAACAACTATTGCATCTGGAACACCTATTGCACAATTATTAAATTCTAACTCTAATAGTAGAGGTTCTACAGCGAGTGTAGGATCAGGAACTTACTATGTAAGAGGTTATTTTGTACCTGTAGCAGAACAAACTCTACTCCTAGACCAATATGGCACAACTCCTTCATATAAGGTTGGTCTAAAAGTAGAAGAAAGGATTATTACTGCTGACGAAGACGCAACTCTCTACGATAATGCGATTGGTAGCACCAATTTCTCAGCACCAGGTGCCGATAGATTTAAAATTAACCTAACTTTAGTCAAAAAAGACCCTTCAGCACCAAATGCTGCTGATTTTATTGAACTTTTAAGGACTAATACTGGTAGAGTACAGAAAAAAGTAGAAAGAAGCACTCTTGGTTTCATTAATGATGTTCTTGCAACTAGAACAAAAGAGGAATCTGGTGATTATTACGTCAAAAAGTTCTCTGTAGATGCAAGAGAGAACCTTGATGATGGATTTAACAATGGTGTATTTGCATCAGATGTAGTTACTTCCGATGGTAACGTACCATCCGAAGAAAATATAGCAGTTCAATTGTCTAGTGGTGCTGCATATATCTCTGGATATAGAACAGAAAGGTTATCTACAACATATAAGGATGTAGACAAACCAAGAACGTTTGATACAGTAACTAATCAATCTTTAACATCTGATTTTGGTAACTATGTCTTCATGACAAACCAACATCAAGCACCTACTTTATATGAAACTATTGAATTAAGGGATACCGCAACATCTACACCTGGTTCAGCTGCAGGTACTGTTATTGGTCTAGCAAGATCATTAAACTTCTACCATGAATCAGGAGCATTTAACAATCAATCAACAATTTATAGAACATATCTATCTGATGTACAGTTATTCACCAAGATTACTCTAAGCGGTAATGGAACTTGGACAAATGGAAGAAGAGTATATGGTTTAACTAGTGGAGCTACAGGATTTGTTAAATCAGGTTCTAGTGCTGTTGGATACCTTTATCAGACTAATGGTAATTTTGTAGTAGGAGAAGAATTAAGAGTTAATGATGCCACTGGAGGTGGAGCTGGAACTGGTGGTGCTACTAGAACTATTTCCGCAGTTACAAATTATAGTTTTGCTGATGTAAAATCTTATGCATTTGGTACTGGCGGTACTGCTGATTCAGTATTAGATGTTAAGGTAGCATTACCTGGTTCAGGTCCTATTCTATCTGGTCATTCTGGTGGATCTGCTACAATTACGTCTACTCTTTCTAACTTTGATACTCAATTAAAAGTTGGAGATATTGTTGAGTTCTCAAATAATGGTGCCAATCATAGAGCAACAGTTACAACAGTAACTGATGCCTACAACTTTGGTGTTACTCGTTTGGGTTCTACTACACTTTCTAATGGTGCTGTTACTAGTGCAATAATTAGAACACGTCCAGAAATTAAAGAAGCAACTAAGAAGAAACTATTAACTCCTCTTGGATTTGAAGCATTAAAAAATACAAATAATAATAACACCCAAAATCCTGCAGGTTATTTCAGAATGACTGTATCAGGTGTATCTGTAAGTAGTGGAGCTGCTACAGTTGACGTTGGAGCAGGTTTATTAATAAAGAATGCTGATGCTATTGATGATTTTGCAGTCAGTGTGACATCTGGTACAGGTGATGGTGATATATTAAAAGAAGGTGATTTTACCACAGGTAGTCCATCTGTCAACACACAGTCTGTTGGTCTAACTGGTTTACTTGGTGGTGGTAATGGTACTATTGACGTTATTGTCACAGTATACAGTTCTAACCGATCTGCTAAAGCAAAAACTACTGAAAGGATGAAAATCCTTAAAATTGATAAAACAATTGTAAGTGGTAGTCCTAACGGTCTAACAACTGCTACTACTGGTTTTGGTTATAGAATTGATGATGATCGTATATCTCTTGGTTGTGGTGACGTATTTCAAATTAAGGGTATATTTGAATCTGCTAGTCAATTTAATCCAACTCTCCCACAATTCAAATATAAAAATTTACTAGGTAGTTTGAATGTTGATGATGTAATTACAGGAGATGTTTCAGGTTCTAGAGCAAGAATTATATCAACTACAAGTGATGATTTGTATTTCATTCCAGTAGACGATGATGTATTTACTGATGGGGAGACAATTACCACATCAGCAGGTGCTACTCTACAGATGGTAAACTTTACCTATAAAAAAGGTTCTACTAATGTTACTGATAACTTTGATCTTGATGATGGGCAGAGGGATCAGTTCTACGATTATTCATCTATTGTAAGAAAGGCTGGTTATACAAAACCAACACATATATTATATGTTATATTTGATCGTTTCCTTACTACATCGGGAGTAAATCCTTATACAGTAGATTCATATGCTACATCTGAATATAAACTTATACCAAAATTTGATGATGATGAACTTAGAGATGTTATTGATTTCAGACCAATAGTTGAGGCCAAATTATCTGGTGGTGGTAATGTTGCTTCTCCATGGGAATTGAATGCTACTGGAGGTAAGTACTTTGATTTTGATAATAGATCATTTGCTGGTAATTTAACTGGTCTACCTGGTATAGGAGATACAACTATTTTTAGTCTACAACACTATCTTGGTAGAGTTGATAAGGTATACATGAACAAGGATAACGTTATCCAAGTTGTTAAGGGTGCACCTGCTACGAATCCTGCTCCTCCTGATGACATTGACGATGCTATGTTATTAGCTACAATGACATATAAACCATATGTCTTTGATGTTGATAATGATATTGAAATTGAAGAAACTAACTTTAAGAGATTTACCTTCCGTGACATTCAGGTTCTTGAAAATAGAATTAAGACACTTGAATATTATACTCAACTTTCTTTACTTGAAGGTGAAACAGCAAGTATGGAAATTAGAGATGCTAGTGGTCTTAGCAGATATAAGAATGGTTTCATTGTAGATAACTTTGCAAGTCTTGCTACTGCTGACACACTACATCCTGATTTTAGAGTCTCTGTTGATTTTGAAGAAGGTCAGATGAGACCTGCTCACTATACAACTCAAGTTCCATTGACTTATGGAACAGGTAGTACAAATGTACAGCAAACAGATGAAATTATAACACTTCCATACTCATCTACTGTATTAATTGACCAACCATATGCGTCTGCTGTAGAAAACGTTAACCCATTTAACGTCTTTACATATGTGGGTGATATTGAACTATATCCTGAAAATGATAACTGGGTAGATACAAAATCTCTCAATCCAATTAAAGGACCTACAGTAGAGGGTAACTTCTTAACTACAGTTAGAGAATATAACGCAGATCAGAATGGTTTCTCTCCTATACACTGGAACTCATGGAAGACTACATGGACAGGAACCAGTACAACTAGAGATGTTGGTTCGTGGAGAAGACAGAATAAGAGAAGAAGAGATAGAACTATTACAACTACTACAACCACAACTACAAAACAAACTAGAACTGGTATCAGATATAGAGTTACTCCTGTCATTGAACAGCAGTCACTTGGTAGTAAAGTTGTTTCTGTGGAGCATATTCAGTTTATGCGTTCTAGAAACATTGAGTTTGTATGTCAGAAACTAAAACCAAGAACTAAGTTCTTTGCATTCTTTGATGGTATTGCACTTCCCAAAAAATTAGTTACACCTAAAATTATGGGATTGGTAAAAGATCCAGCTAGTGATGCGAAAACAAATAGTATTCCATTCCAAATTGGTGAGACAGTTCATGTTACTAAAGGAAATGGTAAGTTTAGATTTAAAGGAAGAGTTGCAGCTCCAAACGAAGGATTCCAAATTAACCCATTAGACGGTTCAGATATTACATCTATTAGTGATTACAAGTCTAACTTGGCATTCATTAATATTGATACTAAGTCTCTTGCTGATCAGGCAAAAGGAACATATTATGGTTCACCTAAGATCAATGACTATATTGTTGGTGAAACATCTGGTGCTATTGCTAAGGTTAATAATAAAGACTTAGTTACTGACAAGAAAGGTAAATTGAGAGGATCATTCTTTATTGATGCTCCAAATGTTAAAGGTAATCAGAAATTTAAGACTGGTACTAAACTATTCAGATTGAGCGACACTGCTGATAATAGTAAGGTAGTCGGTGTATCAGATTCTAACGGTGAAGCAGAATTTACATCTTCAGGTTTATTACAAACAACTCAGGAGACAATTATCTCAGTTAGAAATGCTAAGGTGACATCTGAGGATATGAAGGATGCTAGAACTTTGACTAGTTCTAGTGTATCGAAGGAAACAGAGACTAGATGGTGTGACCCACTAGCACAAACATTCCTAGTTGAGGATTCAGTCCTTGAAGGTGGTGTGTACTTAACTAAGGTTGACTTATTCTTCTTTACTAAAGACGCTGAAATACCTGTTGCTTTGGATATTAGAACTGTAGAAAATGGAACTCCAACACAGGATATT